ACCTCATGAAAGGGATATGAGGTCAAAAGGTATACCTATGGTGGGGTCAGGATTGGTATTTCCTGTAAATGAAGACGAAATAGCCTGTGATCCATTCACCATACCCACCCATTTTGCCAGGATTGCAGGTCTCGATTTTGGTTATGACCACCCAACAGCAGTCGCATGGATTGCTTGGGATAGAGACAACGATATAGTGTATGTATATGACTGCTACCGAATGTCGAAACAGACCCCCGACTATCACGCATCTCACATCAATGAGCGTGAAGGCAGTCATTACATACCAGTAGCCTTCCCACATGACGGATACCAACATGACAAGGGCTCAGGGATAACATTAGCAGAGCACTACAGACGAGCTCATGTCAATATGTTGCCCTTTCATTTTGAGAATCCACCAGCCCTGGGCGAGAAAAAGGGTGGCAATAGCGTTGAAGCAGGATTGATGGAGATGCTCACACGAATGGAGCAGGGAAAATTTAAAGTATTTAACACATTGTATGACTGGTTTGAGGAGTTTAGGCTCTATCACAGAAAAGACGGCAAACTGGTCAAAATTAGAGATGATTTGATGTCGGCAACTCGTTACGCAGCAATGAGTTTACGATATGCAGAAGTAGAAAAATCAAATTGGAACAAAAAAGGTCATATGGGACCTGATGTTGCAATCGTTTAGGAGATTAAAATGCCAAATACTTACCCAATGCCAAGACCAGGCACAGCAGGAAAAGGTCCAATGAGACCAAGGACACAGATGAAAGTATGTCCTGATGGCACTAGGGTTCCTGTCAATCAAATGTGCCCGAGAAGACGCAGAACTATATCAAGAGCAGAACAATTCAGAAGAGAAAGGCTCAATAAACAAAGAACTCAGCCTTACTAGGAGAAAAATATGTCAGCAGCAATGAGATTTAAAAAAAGATACACAGGTGGCAGTAGATTCCATGGTTTTAAAAAGAAAGAAAAAGTAATTGGTGGTCCACTTGCTGAACCATTGAAAAAAATTAAAAGAGAATCAGGCAGAAATGAAACTGACGCTAGAACAAGATCTAGAGGATTCAGGTACGGTTGATGCAAGAAAAACCACCTCTTATGAAAACGCCAACAGCTATGGCATTTAAAATACAAGAACTTGAGATGAAGATTATGGATCTCGAGGCAAAACTCAAAGGAAAAAAGAATGGCAAAAATGACAGAAAATGAGCTAGCCTCTCATCTCGAATCTGAAATACAAAACGCTACAGGACACATGAACAGTGAACTCTCAGGACAAAGAGAGGACGCTATGAAATATTACCTGGGTGAGCCTTTTGGTAATGAGATTGATGGACGCTCTGAAATCGTTACAACTGATGTACGAGATACAGTCGAATACATCATGCCAAGCCTTATGCGTATTTTCACCACGCACAACAACACAGCTGAATTTGAGCCTGAGGGTCCTGAAGATGTCGAAATGGCTAAACAGGCAACCGATTATGTCAATTATGTATTTAATCGCCAAAATAACGGCTTTAAGGTCCTCTATGACGCTTTCAAAGACGCATTAATCAGCAAAACAGGGATTATTAAGCATTATTGGGAAGAAAAGACAGAAGTAGCTACTGAAGACTACCTAGATTTGACAGAAATCGAGTATCAGTCAATTTTAGCTAATGATGAACTTGAAGTTATAGAACACACTGAAGAAACACTGCAAGAAGCTCAAGAAGATGAAAACGGCATGATGATATCACCAAAAGTGGTTACACACGCTGTCAAAGTCAAAAGAACTAAGACATCAGGGCAAGTTAGAGTGGTTTCAGTGCCACCTGAGGAGTTTTTAATATCTAGAAGGGCTACAGACATTGAGACAGCGCCTTTTATTTGCCACAGAGTTAAAAAAACAGTCAGTGATCTAATACTAGAAGGATATGACGCTGCAACAATTGATGAGCTTCCAACATACTCACAGTCAATGGCTGAGTTCAATGAGGAAAGACTTGCAAGATTTGGTTACGATGATGATTCAATACCACCTGATGAAGGTAAAGGACCTTCAAGACAGGTTTGGATTGATGAATGCTACACACACATTGATTACAATGATGATGGTATAGCTGAACTTAGAAAGATTACTAAAGGTGGCAATAAAATATTAGAAAATGTTGAGATAGATTATTTGCCTTTCTCATCAATCTGCCCACTACCGATACCTCATAAGTTCTACGGAATGTCAGTAGCAGATACAGTAAAAGATATACAGCTAATCAAATCCACTATTGTCAGAAACATACTCGACAATATGTATTTGACTAACAATGCTCGATACGCTGTATTAGCTGGGCAAGTTGAACTAGATGATCTGCTTACATCTAGACCTGGGGGCATTGTTAGAATGCGTGCACCAGGAGCAGTGCAACCTTTACCAACACCACAAATATCAGGTGATGCTTTCAACATGGTCAAATACTTAGACCAAATTAGAGAAGAGCGTAGTGGTGTATCTAAAATGACACAAGGTTTGAATCCTGATGTATTGACATCTCATGTAACTAGCGGGGCTATCTCTGCTATGACAGAATCATCAATGCAAAGGATTGAGCTGATTGCCAGGGTTTTTGCAGAAACAGGAATCAAAGATGTCTTTAGATGTATCTATCAATTGATACAAAGATATGAAAGCAGAGAAAAGATTGCCTATCTAAACGGCAAGTTTGTACCAATTGATGTATCAAGATGGAAGGACAAGCTAAACTGCACAGTCAATGTTGGTGTAGGCAGTGGCTCACAACAATCTAAGCTACAAACCATGAGCAGTATTATGAATATTGTAAATGCCCTGGTGGATAAAGGAGGCATGGGAACTCTAGTATCTGCTGACAACATCTACAATGTTCTAAGTGAATTCATTACACAAGCAGGATACAAAAACCCTGATCAGTTTGTATCGAATCCACAGATGATGCCACCACAAGCTCCTCCAAAACCAACAGTTGAAGAGAAGATTGCTAATCAGAAAGCACAACTTGAACTTGAAAAACTCAAATTACAACAAGCTGAACTTGAAATCGAAACACAAATTAAAGCACAAGAACTTAAACTCAAAGCTAGAGAATCTGCTATTGACTTAGCCTTGAAGAAAAAAGACTTGGAGCTCAAAGAATCTGAGCTTGAACTCAACCAGGCTGAACTTGTATTAGAACAGACACAAAAAAGACCAGTCGCCATTGGTGATACCTAATGGCTTTTTCAGATTACAGTCCTGACTACAGGGGCAAAAGACAGGACCTAATCAGTAAAAAAATTAAGATTTTAAAAAAGGAGGGTAAGTCTCAAAAACAAGCAGTAGCAATTGCTTTGAGTATGTACCCAAAAAGTAAACTTAAAGTTCTAAGGAGGACATGATGGCATACGGTAAAAACCCAGCAAGAGGATACAAAAGAAAAAAAGATAAAAAGAAAAAAGGTAGTTGCTAATGGGAGCGAAGACCAAACACTATTTTAAAACTGGTAAAGAATACAAAGGTAATGTGCACAAAATGCCTAATGGTCAAATTCATACAGGCAAAACACATAACAAGAACTCAAAACAAGTAGTTCACTTTAAAGACTTATCAGCTCGAGCTAAGAAGGTAGCCAAAGCATGAAAAAAAAAGATAAAAAGAAAACTTTTCCTGATTTGACAGGAGACGGCAAAGTTACATACGCAGATATCATCAAAGGCAGAATAGGAAATGCAGAAGATGGTCGAGGTGTATTAAAAAAAACCAAAAACAAAAAACTTGGATAAAAAACTCACAAACACAGAATTACAGACATTTTGTTTGAAAAACCGACTTTCTGTCGAACAACTATTTAGAATGACTGGGCACAAGCCTCATGATATTCGTGGATACTTGTCAGGCAAAAAGAGGATTCCTGATTATTGGACCCAGGAATCTTTACAACAAAAGCTAAAACCTAGCGAATAACTACACCTGCACACGCAGATAGAATCAAAGGAGATAACATGACGGAAAAAGAAAAAGAGATCAGAGATGGTCAAGACGCTAAGATGATATTAGAACACCCATTGGTGATTAACTGTTTCAATCAAATACTGAACACAGGCTACCAAGAGTGGATATCTACCAAACCTGAAGATCAAGAAAAAAGAGAAACTCTTTATCATGGTCAAATAGCAGCGTTAAAATTCAAACAAGTTCTAATAAACACCATGGAAAACGGTAAGTTGTTAGAAGAAGAGAGAAAAGGAGAGATGAATGGCTAAAGTAAATAAATCAACTCCTAACGACAACATACCAGTTAAGGAAAGCACAAATAAAGGAATTCCTGTGTCTGATGTTGCATCAGCACAGCAAGCACTTCTCCAATCACTTCAGGCTCCGTATTCGGAACAACCTAAAGAGGAAGAAGAGCAAACAGAAGCACAAGATGTTTCTGAGGCAACTGAGGTTGCCGAATCAGTTGAGACTGAGGCAGAAAATCCTGATGGATTGACTGCTGATGATTTAGTTGATAATACACAAGAAGAAGGAACCCTGGAACCTCAAACATATACTGTCAAAGTTGATGGTAAAGATGTAGAGGTCAGCCTAGAAGAACTTATGAATGGGTATAGTAGACAAGCTGATTACACAAGAAAAAGTCAAGTATTGGCAGAACAAAGGCAGAAAGCTCAAGAAGAGTTAGAAGCCACTCAACAAGAAAGACAGCGTTACTTATCACAACTTGAACAATTCAACTCCCAGGCAGACAAACAACTCGAGGAATTTAAGTCTGTCGATTGGACAAAACTCAAGCAGGAAGATCCTTCCGAATATATGTTGAAAAGGGACCAATATCGAGAACTTCAAGACAGCCAAAGAGAAGTTGCTGAAGAGCAACAAAGACTTGTTAGAAAGCAACAAGAAGAAGCTCAGGCAAAATGGCAAGAAGAACTAACTAGACAGCAAGAAATCATGGCACAAAGACTACCTGATTGGGCTGATCCTGAGAAAGGACCAAAACTTAAAAGAGAAATCAAAAGTTTTGCAGTCAAAAAAGGATTCACCGAGCAGGAAGTAAACACCTTGATTGATGCAAGGTCTGTAGATGTTCTTCATAAGGCTATGCTCTATGAGAATCTTTTAGATGCAAAAATATCTAAGAAGAAAGCTAAGGTTGTGCCAAAAGTTACTCGACCAGGAACTAAAACAACCAAGGCGGAAGTTGATAGTGAAAAAGTGAAGCAACAAAGGCAAAGACTAAAAAGAACAGGGCACACAAAAGACGCAGCAAGTCTTATTGAAACCTTGTTGTCTTAATACTAACTTTTAACACAGAGGTGTAATTCAAATGGCACAATTAACAAACACATTTGAGACTTATGATGCTGTGGGCAACAGAGAAGATTTGCAGAATATTATTTATAATATTACTCCAACTGACACTCCGTTTATGTCCTCAATCGGTGTCGGCACAGCTACTTTTACAAAACATGAGTGGCAAACAGACACACTAGCATCACCAGCTTCAAATGCACAAATAGAGGGTGATGATTCACCTTCAGCAGCATTGTCAGCTACATCTAGGGTACTTAACTATACACAGATTTCATACAATCCTGTAATGGTATCAGGTACTCAAGAAGCAGTTATTCATGCTGGTGTGAATTCTGAACTTGCTTATCAAATAGCAAAAGCAGGTAAAGAACTCAAAAGAGACATGGAGCTTGACCTAACAGGCAAAACAGCAGCTACAGCAGGTTCAGGCAACGGTGGTGCAGCAAGAAAATCTAGAGGATTTGAAAGCTGGACAGAAACCAACAACAGTTATGGTGCAGGTGGAGGAAACTCTTCAGGAACTGTAACAGACGGAACACAAAGAGCGCTTACTGAAACATTACTTAAAACAGAACTAAAAAGCTGTTTTGATAATGGCGGTGAGCCTGATCTATTGCTTGTTGGTTCATTCAACAAACAAAAAGTATCAGGATTTACTGGTAACTCAACTCGTATGGACATGGCAGAAGATAGAAACCTAGTGGCTACTATTGATGTTTATGTTTCAGACTTTGGTGAGATCAGAGTAGTTGCTGATAGGGTACTTCGTTCTTCAGGAAGAAGTGCATTGTTGGTTGAAACAGAAATGTTTGCGACTGGTTTCTTGAGACCTTTCCAAACAGTAGAACTAGCAAAAACAGGGGACGCAGAGAAGAGACTACTCTTAGCTGAATGGACCTTAATAGCTAAAAACGAAGCTTCATCAGCGACAATAGCTGATTTAACAACTTCATAACTTTCCTCATTTATGGAAAAGGGGCAGTTTTCAATTATCCTTGTTTTCTGCCCCACTTTGATACCAAATTAATAATGACCTTGAAGAAGGTATCTCTTCGGAACGAGGGTTATTAACTAGGAGACT